GCATGGTGTGATACTTTTCATAGTATTTTAAAATTTCACTTATAACCCATTTATGAGCACTATTATCAAAGTATTCTTCACTTAGAATATCATGGATATTAGTTAAAAACTCTTTATGTGTTAGTAAGGAAGATAATACTTTAGTCTGGAAGTGTGTTCCATACTGTGCTAACGTACTTAATGTCATAACTTATTTTATTTAAAACTACTTAATGTTGTAAATGTGCTTCTAACCCAAAAATCTACATTTTTCAATGTATGTCCTAATCCATCTTCATTATACATCTTTAAAAACTCAGTTACCTTTATTTTCTCTGATGGTAGTAATGTAATGCTTTCTATATATTTTTTCTCTGTCTCGTCTACTAACGGGTTACCTAAATCCATTATCTTATAATGTTTCTGTAACATCTCGTAATCATATATTAACCTCGAGTAGATAACATTTTCTTTATACTTCCCTTCACAAATATTATACAAATCATCTAAAGACATCTCTTCTTCTTGCAACTCCGGAAAGAATTTAAATAGCTTTTTAGGTCCTAATCCTTTTAATCCAGGCACTTTATCTGAGTTGTCACCCATTAATGTCTTATATAATATAAAGTTTTTAGCAGGTAAGCCAAATTTCTCTTTTACTAATTCAGGTGTGTAATATTCTTTAGCAATTGGACTATAAACTGTAATGTTTTTGTCTACTAATTGTAAAAAATCTTTATCTGCTGATACTATAGTACATTTAGAGTTGTGTTTAGTGGCTAAATAACTGGATAAATGAGCTATAATGTCATCTGCCTCGACTTTGTCGAGTGAAATAAGTTTGACGGGTAAACACTTTAGATAGTGGATGAGTCTAGATATCTGATTTATTTTAGATTCATTTTCTTCATCCATGTCTTCAAATGTAGAACTCCTATTAACTCGAGTTAAGTTTCTACCTGATTTGTATTCGGGGAGAAGGTTCTTCCTGTTAATGGTTGAACCGACTCCGTCAAATACAATGTAAACTGATGTTGGGGTATTTTGGTTGATAAGAAAACTCAATGAACGTAAAAATCCTCCTAGCCCTCCAATATGGACACCATCTTGATTGACATAATTAATGACTGCAAAGTTACGTAAGAATAAATTCAAACCATCAATGATAAGAACTCTATCATGCTTGTTAAACGTTGCTTTTTCAGGTTCATTACCTGGCTGAATGTTATCTAATAACTTAAACAGATCTTTTTTATCCATATTATTCTTCGTCAATCAATGTTATATTTTCTTTACTTTCTTCCCATTCGGATTTATCTTCAGCTAGACCAATACCATCAAGACTTCCTAAGATATGTACCCACTCATGAGCATGTTGTTTTTTATACTCATTAATATCTTTGTTATCGTCACTGATAAAACCATGAACTGTAGCTACTACTGTATTTTTAGTTTGTAACCCAGTAACGTGATTTTTATCTACTGATACTTTAGTACGAACAGCAAATTCTACTTCTTTCCCGTCTTTAGTTGCTTTCAATTTGCTTGTTCCACTATTAGTAATATTACCAAATGTAATTACAATTGAAGCATCTAAAAACATTGTTTCACCGTTTTTCATCTTCATTTTAGGTTGAGCAAATATATTTTCAGCTGGTGCGATCCAGATCTTATTAATTGCTACCATTGAATTAGTAAATGGTGAACTTTCTTTGCGTGATAATGGGAAACGTTGATTAATAAAATTTCCAAATTGTTGTGACATTGCACCTGCATTCCACATTGGATTGTTTTTATTTGCTTCAACACTCATTCTACAAGGTATAGACCCTATCGAATCCCAAAAGAAACATAAATCATAAGGCAAATTACCTTTCTTTTGTTCATCTAACAAGTCAGCTATAAACTCTGATACATTTTCAATAGTACCTAATGTACTTCTATCGATATATAAGAAGAAACCTTTATAGTCTATAATTTCACCTGTTGTTTCATCAACAACATCTTCAATTTGAAAACCCATTTGTTTAGCGTGCTCCCAAGACCATTTCATCTCTGTAATAATGAACACAGGCAAAATGCCCATTTTCTGGGCATTAATTGCCAACTCAAGTAAAGCTGTTGTTTTACCTGTGTTACTGTGTCCTCTTAAAAGATTAATATGGCCTATGGCTGCACCTGGAAGTGAAGTTGAATCTTGTAATGCTTCTGAAAATGGGATCCATCTCTGCTCTTTAAACTTAACTGTGCTGTTAAGCAATTTTTTCTCTTTGAATTTATCAAGATTAAAACTTGATTTAATTTCTTCAGAGACCGCTGTCATTAAAGATTCTTTCTTTTTAGCCATAATTCGTTATTGATTAATTTTTATTCTTCGTCTTCAAATAAAGCATCAAACTTAGCTGCTTTAGATGTTTTAGTTGAATTCATTTTTAGATCATAATTAGCTTTAGCTGCTTTAAGCTTAGCATTAGGAGCAGGAGCTTCATCTTCTTCCTCATCTTCATCTTCCCAAGGTAAGTCTTTAGGAGCAGCGTTGGTTACCTTTGCAGGTGCTACTACTTCTTCTTCCTCAGCTTCAGCTTCAGGATTCAAAAATTTCTCCAATACGCTTTTAAGATCTTCAAATGTCATCTTCTTTTGAAGTTCAAGAACATTTGGTTGTTCAGATAACCAAGACTTAATTTCATTCTTGTCAGTACCAAGTGGTGATGTTTTTGGTTTAACACGAATTGAACACTTAATACCTTGGCGACCACCAATATCACCAGTCACTGCTTCAACTGTAAAGTCACGACCATCATTGATGTCTGTAAAGTCTCCATAATCCTCATCCTCAGCGATGCCGAGCAATTGCATATAGATCTCTTTACCAAATTCCCAAAGGCGAACACCTTTATCTTCTTCACCACGTACAACTACAGGAGCAAAAACTCGCATTTTAGGATCTAATTTCTTAGCTAATTGCCAATTTTCTTTCTCACTTGTGTTACGAAGTTGTTTAGCAAACTCAACAATAGGATCTTTTTCACCCCAGTTGGTTAAAGCATAAATAGGGAATTTAGAGAATCCGTAGTGTACAAACACTTCTTGGAATGGATTTTCTTTGTTGATTGCTGAAGGTACAATTCGAATTTGATACTTACCTTCTTGTTTTGGTTTCCAATAGTACTTGGAATAATCGACCTTTTCTTTTTTCTGTCCGGACGACTGTAGAGAATTTAATCTCTGTTTAATAGCATTAATGTCCATAAAAATTTGGTTTTAAATTGTTAATATAATATACTACTTATTTTTAATAAGGCCAAGCTAGCTTCCAAGAGCTTATAAACGGCCATGTCTTAAGTATTCAGCGTTAACGTTAGTTACCAATAAATTACAACTCAACAATCTTATACACCTTTGTGTTCAATTGTTTTAATTCATTATGTTGGGTTAATAAGATACAGTTTCTATAATGCATCCAGTTGATTCTATAAGACACATCCACTACACCACCATTTAACTTCTTAATTAATTCATTAAGAGCGTTTATAGTATATAGTGTGTTGGTTTCCTTTTTACGGTGAACCAGTATAGTGTTTTCAGGAATTTCGTTTAAATTGGAGTAGTCTATGTTATATGTGCAAACATATTCATTACTACTTTTAATCTGTAAAACAAATATTTTATTATACAGTACATCGTACTGGCTTTTTATATTGTCTATAAGATTATCAATCTCATCTAATTCTGAAAATGTGCAAAATAGTTTGTTACTCACATCATCAAAGTTTAAGTCGGTAATATCAAACCCATAAGGTTTATTATACATATGTTGTGAGTAAACTAAGGTCATAGTAGTTGTATCCATATTTCATTTTGTATTTTAAGCCATAACTAGCAAAAACAGAACATATATCTTCTAACAATTCTAATTCGTCTTTGCTAATATCGAATAGGAAAGCATCGTAAGTATACAATACTAATTTAGTTTTATGACCTTTTATTATTGGTAATATATCTTGTAATATTAAAATGTTTTGTGATGTCTCTAAGTTTTGGACCCAATAGTTAAATAACTTTTGAGGACCCATATTAGGTAATTGTTCTTTATAGAATCTATGATTAGATATAGGACATTCAATATAACCCTCAGTATTAAACTGTTCCCATAAAGTATCTATCAACGTTTGGGTTTTAGAAAAAAATTCTAAATGTTTATAATCATCAAATATACCTCCATATAATTGTTTAAAGGTAAGTTCTTTACTTGTTTTATAATCTACCCCATACATTTGAGCCATATGATCATGTATTGACTCATCTCCAAAGTCATATCCTATTTGTTTAGCAATTAGAGTTGGATGATAAGAATCAATATCTATATCAATAAGTTTTCCATTTGAAGATATAAATGCTTTTCTAGAACCATCTTTAGGTAGAGCAGCAAAGTTGATACCATTGAAACTATTTGATGGTCTCTTAGTTGTAGTGTCTACATTGTACTGCGAGTATACAACATTGTTTTTTATTGAATGGAGGGTATTGTTGGGTGTAAAATAATCGTCTATAAGCGTTGTATCCACACTAATACCACTTGATTCTATTATCTGGAATAACTCTATTGCTTTGTTATAGAATTCAGATTGTGGTGTAAAGTTTATATGTTTAAAATATTCTTCACAGCGCTCATAGTGTTTAGCTATGGGAATAAATTTATTTACATCATTCCTGTTTGGATATTGTCTATGATAATAATCATAGATTGGAAATGATAAGTTCTCTATATTGATAGGAGCATGTATTAAATTCTTTTTATTTAAAAAATACATACTTGTTTTTTTATCCCTAACAAATACTTCTTTATAACTAGCTATAAATTTTTTAACTTGTTGGAATGGAATTAAAAATGCTTCATTATGTGAAATAGGAATAACATATCCTTTTTTATCGTCTTCGGGTCTGATGTAAACTAATGAAACATCATTTAAGACAGGATGTATTAGATCATGGTTAAGAATAAGTTCAACAAAACACCTGTTAGTTTGCTGTTGAGCAAACTCCTCGAATTGATGTTGACTTTCTATTAGATAATACATAACCTTTATTTACCATAATATAACAAAAAATTACCTTAAGCCAAGTTAAGGATTAGATTTGTAATATTGAGTCCAGTTTTCTTCTAGATAAAGGTTTAGTCCTAATACTTTTTCTTTTACTTCTGTTAATTCAGTAACGTTTTTATTAGTTTGGGCTACTTGATTAATATCGCCTGTTAACACCCAAAACAAAGAAAACGGCTTATACAGTTTCCAAGATATTGTAGGATCTTTTTGCTTGTATTTATCAAAAGTATCTTTATCTATTTCGATAAAAAGAAGTTGGTTACGTCTACAAACAAAATATCTAATAAATTCCCCGTTTTGGTAGTCTTGGGGAGTAGGGAGTATAGGAGAATATGGAGTTGATGGAATAACAGGTTTATCATAGCCTGGGTCTTCTCCTAATGTGTTTTTATTAACTTGAATTAATTCTTTAATATCTGTACTATTGGGGGTTCGCCCAGAATAATATTTTCCACTATATAATTTATGATAATACCCAACATAAAATGATTTTGGTTGTCCGACATATGTATACTCTTGTCCTGAAGTGTATAAGTTGGTTTGGATTTTATTTTTAGGTATATATGCCATAATTAAGCTACATTTATAGGTTCAAGTGTTGACAGACCAGCATAACTATCAGGTAAACCTATAATTAAATCCCACCATTCTTCAAAATCTCCTACAGCCATAAGTTCAACGTGAGTATGGACACCTGTTGAGCTTGGACCTACACTAGCTTGAATGGCTATTTTTTCTCCTTTTACAAAAGTATCACCTTTCTTTTTATAAACTGCTCTCATATGAAGAATAACAGCTGTTTTAACTCCATCAGTACTTAATAAAGCCATGTAAGTATTACCTTTACTATCTGTACCTTGAGCTACAACTTTACCATCAAACGGTGCTGGGATATCTACATCTGAGCTATCGTTTCTAAATAATGTGAAGTCAAAAACAGCATATTCTTTATTAGAGTTTTTAGTATCTATAGTTTTATAATTACTAGCTTTAGTAAAAAATCCAATATAGTTGCTTTTTTTATACCCCACACTCCAATCACCTCCAGGGGTGGAAACTATATTAACTACATCCTTAGAGTGATGGACCCCCATTTTCCAATATTGTGTTTTATAAGCTCCTTGATTTCTAATTTTATAAGCTCCACCGCTAGTAGCAGTTGTTTTTTCTGAGATGTCAACAGTTTTTTTAGTTTCCTTTTTAACTTCAACTTTAGGTATATTTTGATCTACAGGTTTAGGATCTTTATTATTTTTAGGTACACCTAAAGAATTAATTGTTGTCTCCCATCCTTTAGTATCAATTTTATGAGTAACAGTTGTAGTTATAAACTTTAATTTATCATAGTATTCATTAGGCAACAATGTTTCATCTATATCAAAAGTTTGATATTGTCTTATACCACTTAAACCATCCATAGTTAATTGGAGGTTTAATGGAATAAAGCCTGTGCCTGGTATTTGGGCGTTTTCAGTGTAATAACCTAAATCAAAATTTAATAAATCAACTAAAAATGATCTATATAAATCTATATCATATTCTTGTATAGTACCATTAGCTATTTGCAATTTGAATTGTTCATATTTAACTAAAGTATCATAATTATTATCAATCCAACTGCCTGAAGGGCTAATTATGGTGTTTGGGTTTTGTTTATCTTGTATGATTCTATCAGTTAATCCAGTATTAAAACTACTAATAGGAGTAGAATTAGATTGCATAGTATTACCATTAGCTTGGGATCCTAAAGCTATGGCGTTTGATATCTGGCCAAATACTTCACTTTTTAATCCAAAGTTAGTAACAAAACTACCACCTCCATTTGTTTTATCTTTTAATAAATTGATATTAAATTTAGCTACATTGTTTACATTTTTATATTTTAAAGGAAAAACAGCTGTATCTATAATAGAAAAACTATTTGTTGCTTCATCATAATCTATATCAAACTTATTTATAGAACACATTGCTCTACTTATTTCACCTAATAATTGAGTTAAGAAACTATATATTGTCACATTACCATTTCCGTCTATGTTGTTATCTAAAACCTCAATAATTTTATTAATATTAACATATATATGCATTGTATTACCGATATATGGATCACCAATATTTCTAAAGCTATCATCTAAATTGGATAATGTTCCAGCTTGAGTAGCATCAGTAATTGCCGCTTCTGCTCTTCTTTTATAGTCTCTAGTAGTTAATGTTAGGGACTGTCCTGTAAGAAGTTTAGCGTTAAGTTTTATAAGTCTAATAGCATTGTCATATTTAGTTTCTAGAGGTGTTATAGCAGAAAGAGGATTTCCGTATCCATCTTGAGAATCTGTTACTACTTCACCACCTACTCCTACAGGTTCATCTTTAACATCCGTTTGAGTCTCAGTGTTTGTTAGAGCAATATTAATAACTTCTCCATTTTCATTGATATCTATCTGGTATGTTTTAGTTGTTATATCAAAAAAATAAGTAATATTTACTTTCCCTTCAGATTGGGTGGAATCAACATAGCTAAAAGGAATTAAGCAAGTTAATGGATCAGCGGATACCTGTCTTGGAGCGGTTATACATTCATTCTTTCCGTCTTCAAAGCTATGATCTATATAAAATATTGAAGGTGAAGAACCGTTTTTGTTTTTAGAAGTATCATAATATAATAAAAATGCTTCTACTATACGAAGTAAAGTACCTAGCTTTATATAATATTGAGGAAGGGCTGATGAGGCACCAGTTGTTTGATCATAAACTTTACCTAGCTCAGAAAAAGTCACAGTTATACCTTCTCTATAAGTTAATGAATTACTAACTGCCTCTGCTACTCCTGTATCATCAGATTCTTTATAGCCTGCTTTTAATTTTGTAATGGATGCTAAAGTATCTGTATTTAAAGCATTGGAGACATCTGTGTCTTTAAATCCATTAAGTGTACCTGAGTCTTTAAGTTTTCTTATGATCCATCCTAAAATGTAATGTAAAGTAGATTTTTTATACATATTCTCATCCACTCCATCAATTTTTTCTGTTGTAACTATATTAGGATTAAGATTAGAATTAACTTTTAATGATTCGATAACATCACCTTGAGATATAGCGTTAACCATAATATTATAAGAACCATTTTCTTGCAGTTCCCAATTAAAGTTTTTAACTACACCAAAGAAAGCATCATAATTACCAAATGATCCACTTCTTTCAATTTCTATTTGGTTTAATATTTGGTCAGATGACATCTCTCCCTTTAAAAAATCTGTTGATAGATTTGGAATATCTATTGGAGTTGCAAGACTTTTATCATTATTAAAATATAAAGTATGGCCCCATTCTAATAATAAAGAATATTTTAATTTTAAAAATAAAGCATTTATTATCTTAAACTGATATAGATTATGGCATACTAAATTTATAGTAGCTTCTCGTATAGTACCTCTGTTTAAAGTATTAATGGTAGCCATTGTTAGGCCAGGTGGTGGTACCAAACCAAAGTTAGGGTCTGAGTTAAAACCATAAGAAGCATTAAAAGATCCTAAGGAATAACCTATGCCTGAAGTAAATTGGTTGTCAAAATTAGAAGAAAATAGAACATATTGTTTAGCTAGCATGTTGCCTTCAAATCCTATAACTCCTAAATTTTGAGCTACAGCAGATGAAATATCTACTCCTGATGATAGTCTTAAAAATGATGTTTTTGAGGTGATGTATTTTAAAGTATCATCATCTCTATTACCTAAAGCTAATTTTTCTTGACGTACATCAATTTGATTTTTAACGTACGGTTTAAAACTTTCACCTAAAATGGCCATAACCTATGAATTTAATTTATTATAACTAGCAACCACACTTGAGGGATTGTATGGTATTCTTATTTGAGTTTCTAAAGGCACATATAATGAATTCTGTACTACATCAGCATTTGCAATAGATATGATCCACCATAATGTTGGGTCACCATAATACTGATTTGCTAACATATCAAATCTATCACCATCAGAAGCTACGATATAAATATCGTTAACAGATAGAGGAATCTCAGGATATTTGTTATCTCTGTAATAACTTACATTATCTGAGTTTTTTATAACTTGTATTTTTTGATAACGATTCATATTTAAGCAAAATTACCTAAAGCACCTATATTATCTACACCAATAATACTTCTTTCAGGGATAAATGTATTAATATTTGATCTAAGACCAGTTGTATTAAGTTGGGTTCCAGGTGGGGGAGGGATAGGTGTGTTTATACCTTGATTTCCAATTGATGTAGTAGAATTATCTGTTTTAGGGACAGCAGTATTATTATTAATAAAATTTTTAGCTTGTGTAGAAAGATCTAATGTATATTCTGGGGTAAATGAATGGATTGGGGTAAATGTTAAATCTACTTCTATCATTCTAGGTACTTGTCCTACATATCCTGTATTTTTATAGGCATCTACACCATCTTCATATTTTAAAGGCAATCCTCTAGAATTTCTATTAATGTCCCAACCTGCTTCAAATGAAGGTTTTAAGGATATATTATTAATAATACCAGGAACACTATTAAAATAAGTACCTACTGTTAATTTAATAAAGTTACCAAGCATATATCCATTATCAGCATAACGAGGAGCAGTTGTTCCTACTAAACAATTTAATTTTTGGTATAATGGAATCATCTCTTCTCTAGAATGGGCATATATAGTAAACGATAATGAAACATCTCTAGTAAAACCACCATATCTGTAAAAGTTTTCTGCTCTACCTACATACTTGTATGGAGTCCATTCTGCTTTAAATCCATCCCCCATATTATTAAGATATGCTCTAAAAAATAGATAGTCTGAGTTAGGGGTAGATGATTTTGGATCAATAACTTCAAAGAAAAATTTAATTAAATCTGAATCAGATAAATCTTCTTGTGGGTTGCTAATAGGAGCAGTAGCGTTAATTGCGTCTACAGATACTGATCCATTAGGGTCAGTGAGTAAATCTGAATTGTTAATTCTATAGAAAGTGGTTGATGTCTTATATGTTGTTTCTCTGTTGAACTCACTATAATTAGTAGCAGGCAGATAAGCATTTGAAGAAGCATTTATAACAGCTCTATAGTCAACTATATTAGATAGAGTAGTAGATCTATTTTGAGGTTGAGAGATTACTTTAGTAGTCCCAAAATCAGTTGGGTTACTATCTTGTTTATATATTAACTCTGAATCATATGCATAGACATTATTAGAGTTGTTTTGAGATATAACATTATAAGTATTAGTTCTGTCTCTAGGTAAACCAGCTCCATTACCTGCTAGTTTAATATTAGTAGTACCTAATCCTAAAGGAGCATTCGGCCCGCCATCATAAGATAGTAAATTAGCAGAATCATTAGGACCGGTTATACCAAAGGGATTAATAGTTAATCCACCTAATGGTTGGTTAGCTATTTTAGCAGTATGGGCTATAGTTAACCTATTTTCTAATCCATCAGATAAGGTTTGATTAAGAGTAGAAAAATAATATCCTCTTCTTCCTCCAGAAGCATATCCTGGTTCAAAAGGATCTAGACCTTGTTTATTTAAATGACCCCCCACAGCATTTAATCCAGCTTGGGAAATAGTAGAAGTTGGTAAATATATTCTATTAGGAGTACCAGGAACTGGTATATTTTGTCTTTCTAATAACTCTTGTTTAGCGGTAAACAATAACCCATTTACAGATAACGGATCTGAAAACCATTTAGTTAATCTGCTAACATCATCTAAAGATGCTTGTAACGCCCCCTGTCTTAATAAAAAGTCAGGACCGTTATAAGTTAAACCGTCAGGTATAGGAGTGACAATATAGGGTTGGTTACTTGAACCACCCCCAGGCCTGTCATTCCCATACTTTAACGATTTTAAATTAGTTTTTAAATTAACTAATCCCATTTAATTACTGTGGGGGGTTACTCAAATATCCTTTTGGAGTTGTACCATGATAATTAGATAATTGAGTTGAGTTTACTGATACTGTTGGATCAATATCTTTAACTTTTGGTGGTGTAGTACCATCAAATGCAGTTAATAATGATCCTTCTTTTTGAAGTCTAGCTACGATTCCGTCCATGTTATTATTAGTTTTAGGGGTTTATTATAAATATTGTAAGGATTAAATTGATACAGATGTGTTGTTAATTTCTCTTACTGTCATTGGGGTCATGATTGGTGTTAATACTTTACCTACGGTTTGGCCATTCATTTGCAATGTTATTTCTTTACTGCTATTGGATATGATAGCATCTGCTAATTTGTTTATAGCAGCTATAACTGCGGAATTATTAGTTGTTGTATTAGTGCCATAAGCACCATCTTGAACTTGTTGAACTGGTTTGTTTGTAGTTAAGTAAGCATTATCTCCTTTAATCCCCTGCATCACAGGCACTAATTCACCTTTTTGGAAGGAAGATACTACTGGGCCGCCATTTGGATCTAGTACACCATCTTGGACTTGTTGGGCTTGTTGTTTGCCTAACACTAAATCACCTATACCACTAAAAATATCATTATCAAGAAGATCAATTAAGTTATCTGTAATAAATCTAATAGGAGAAACTCCAAAAACATCTAGAATTGCATCTACTAAAGAAGCAGCATTTCCTCCTACTGGGATAGCGTTTAAGGCAAGATTAGCAATTGGGTAAGCGGCTTTTTGGACTATTTTTTTACCTAATTCTCCGGAATTTACCTGTTCTCCAGCAGCTTGTTTAGCTTTAGCTTCATCTATAATAGCCATAGCATCCATAGTTGATGTAACAGCAGTCATTACAGGGCCTAAGGCTTTAAATCCTTTTTTAATATAAGGTTTTAAAGGATCTATAATTTTACTTTTACTCCATGATACTGCTTTCCCAGCTACATTTTTAGCTCCTTCTAATGCTTCACCAGCTACACTAGCTGTTTTACTAACTACACTTTTACCTACATCCACCGCTTTACCAGCAACACTTTTTACAGCATTTGCTCCTTTACCTAATAGATCTGAGCCCCAGTCCATGGCTTTACCAAGCATGCTTTTTCCAGAACTAACTACACTTTTAGCAACATCTACTCCTTTACTAGCTAAACTTTTGCCTTTTTCAACAACAGTACTAGCTACATTTTTACCAGCATTTATAACTTTACTAGCTGTATTAGCAATAGTACTAGCTGCGTTTTTAATAAGATCACCAGCTTTACTAGTTAAATTAGAAATTAAGTTCCCAACTTTACTAATCATATTAGTAAGCAATTCACTTGCTTTACCTGCTAGACTTTTAACACCGTCAATTAGTTTAGTACCTAATTCTCCAATTTTAGTTCCAATTTGACTTACTAAATTTTTAGTACCATCAAGCAATTGGGTACTTATACCTTTAGCACCATCCCATACATTTTTAGCTCCATCAACTAATTTAGTACCTATATTCTTAGTACCATCAACTAATTTAGTACCTATATCTTTAGCACCATCAGCTAATTTGGTACCCATATTTTTAGTACCATCCCATAATTTAGAGAAGAAACCTTTTTCACTTTCTCTAATTTTCTTTAAAGCCTCCTCAGAAGTTAATCCTGGGGTTTTAGCTTTCATTTCAGCTATCTGTTGGGCTCGATTTTGAAGGTTACTGCCTACACTTGAAGTAGCATTACGTGCATTTATCAAATCAGGAGCATAAGATATTGCCGCTTCACCTGCGGATAAAGCTATATCTCCGGTTTTACTCCCTGTTTGGTAATTCTGTGCTACTAACTGTTTTTTGGCTTCCTGCTCAGACACCCCAGGGTTTGCAGATTGATATTCTTTTATCTGTTCAGGTGTAATATCTTCTTCACTAGGACCGGAAAAAGCATTATATGCAGTGTACGCTGCAGCTGCTAAACCTACTGCTTTAAAGGCTTTTCCAGCTCTTTTAGCCCATTTTCCTTTACCACCAACCACATCTCCTAGACCTGTATCGCCTAATCCCATTCCTCCACCACCAGTTGGTGTAACATAGAGTGGATTTGTTCTGCTACCCGGTTTACCAAATTTACCACTAGCTAAATCTTTAATAGAAGATATTAAACCACCTACGCCTTTAACAATATTAGCTCCTACTTTTATACTAGCTATAACGAGTAATACTTTAGATATAGTACCTAAATTTTCTAGTAACCATTTAATTGGTTCTTTAAATTTTTTAAGAGTACCTATTATACCAACAAAACCTAGAGCTACTGCTTTAACAGCGGGCATTAAATCATCTTTAATAAAATTTACATAACCGGTGATATTTTCTTTACTAAATAGATCTTTAAATTCTTGACTATTAGCTATAGTGTTCATAAAGTTTTCTTTAATCTCACTAATAGTTTTAGAGAATACTTGGGCATTTTTATTTTGCTCTACTATAGAAGCATAACCTTCTTTACTAGCCTCAGCAGCTGCTTGTTCAAAAGTAAGGCCTTTTTTCATTTTATTATTAATAGCCTCCTCAATATCACGTATATCACCACCTACTTTCTTTTGAACTTTTTGCAATTCAAGAGATTTCATCATTTGTTCTCTTGATATACCTAAGGTTTTAGCTAATGCTTCTTGAGCAAATACATTACCTTTAATGTTACCGCCTTGTTCTTCTAATATTTTATTTAATTCTTTAGAAGCAGCAGCTGTATCACCAGAAGCAGCAGCTTGTTGGTAAGCATCAATATTAATTTCTTTACCAGATAATACTTGGTATTCTAACTGGTTTTGAATAGCAGATTCAAAATTTAAGGTTTGTTCAGCTGCGGATGATATTTCATCTAAAGTCATGCCTAATTTAGAAGCATAAAACGCAGCATCAGCTAATTTTTTAGGATTAGCACCTAAATTCATTCTAACTGATGCGCTGGCTTTGGCTACCATTTCAACAGCTTGCTTTTCGTTTATTCGAAGCTTATTGTTTACTTGAAGTACTTTAAGTTGGCCTTGGAGACTAGTAACCATCTCATCAGCTGATTTATTATTCAGCTGGCCTAGTTTATAAAATTCTCCTGCAGATTCAGCTGTATATCCAGCGTAGGTCATCATGTCATTCATAGCTGACACTGTCTTCCCATCAGAAAAAGCACTATTTATAGTTCCAGTAGCATTAGCCATAGCATCAAACGCTTGTCTAGCTTCTTCATTATTCATGAAGAAATCACTACTTGCAGCAGATCTTAAATTGTCTCCTATTTTTGAAGATTCTTCAGCTGATAGAGAAAATGTCTTGGATATATCGCCATTATACTTAGCGGTTTGTTCAAATAAAGAGATTAGACTTTTAAAACCAGATACCATTCCAGTTACTAAACCTGTAACTATAGTTACTGGGTCTGTTAGATTTTTAAGTAAACTTTTACCTATTTCTTTTAAACCAGCCCCTAAAATTTGAAACTGTCCAACAAGACCAGCTGTTTTTTTACCACCATCAGTGATTCTATCAGCTACATCTTTCATTTTTTCTTTAGCCTCATCTAATCCCATAGCAGAGGCTAACCCACCTAAACCTAGTTTGCTAAATGCTTTACCTATACCATCAACCGCTAAACCGCTTAAACCAAGAGCTTTCCTCATGTTTTCTGCTTCTTTTTTAGCAGTTTTAAGGTTATTAACAGTTGTATTATAAGCAACGTTTTGCTTATTTATATATTCAGATGTTTTTTCTTGTAATTTTTTATTTACATCAAGATTTTCACTTATATCATTTTGAGTCTCAAGTAGTTTTTGATATTGAGTTTTAAGAGTTTTTAATTGTGCTTCTTCATCTTTAGTTAAACTACTTTTAGCTTCTAAAGCATCAATTTCTTGTTGTGTAGTTTCTCGAGAAGTTCTATTTGACTCTTCATCAATTTTTAATTTTTGTTCTTCAAGTTTAAGCAGTTCATATCTATTAGATAAACTTTTTCTTTCTGATTCTAGTTTTTCTAATAATTTTTTAGCGTCTTTTTCACTTAATTTATTTGCTCCACTTTGATGATCTTCAACTTTTTGAGCTATACTAGATATAGAACTAAATGATTTAGTAATTTTAGATAAATTTTCATCAGTTGATTGAGCTTCTTCAATGATGTTTTTAAATTGCTTATCTAAATCTTCAACATTTTTAAATCTAACTTCTTTAGATAGTCTTTGAAGAGTAAGTTCTACTCCTTCAGCTAAAGCATCAAATTTACCTATTGATGCTTCGTTTTGTTTTAGAGTATCTTCAATTTTAATTAAAGACTTATTATTGTTTTCAATCTGTTTACTTATTGAAACATACTCACGATTTGTTGCTTGAAGTTCTTTACGTGCTTTTTGGAGATTGAGATAATCTTGTTTAGTCTTTTGAGCTTTATTCTGTAAATTAACAACAACATTAATCTGATTTTTTTGATCCTGCTCGTTTCTAGCTTTATCTGAAGCTAAGGATGATCTAGCTGCCTCGCCTTCTTTTTTCTTATCTACTAATAATTCATTAGCTGTTTTTAATCTATTTTTTTCTGCTTCAAGTTTTTGTTTTTCTTTAACAATATCTTTTTCTGATATATTACTGATGTCTTGTTGATATCCTTGAAGTATCTCAGATATAGATTTTAATCCGCGATATGCTTTTACAGATTCATTTAAACCTTCATTAGAATTTTTAATTTCTTGTAAGATTTCACTAAAACCTTTAGAAGCATAACTTATATCACCGGTAATATCATTCCAGTTTTCTTCTAATCTACCTAACTGTTGACGAGCATTACCAGCAGATTGAGCCTGGCTAGCCATGTTGGTGGCAGCGACTTCAGATAGTTTGTCAATCTTTTGTAAAAGTTCAATTAATCTTTTTAATTCCTTTTCGTTTAATTGATTAGGATTAGAACCAGGATTATTATTAGGAGTTACCGCCATGTGTTAAAGTATATATTATAAATATTAATACTTTGGAGCTTTCTGTTCTAATTTACCTTTAAAATGGTCTGGGATTTGGATTTTTCCAGATTTAACGGCTTGAGTTTGAGCATCTAAATCACCGTTATCATTTCCGTTTTTCTCATCATAATATGTTTTCATTTTATGAAAAGTAAATTTACGAAGCCAAATAGGCATGTTATAGACTGTCTCCCAGTCATAACCGCCCTGGCCATGAAAAACCATTTCATGAATTTGAGTAAAAAGATTAACTCTATATTGTTTAGCTACCTCAGAGGTCAGGCCAAAAAAAGTTAAGTCCAATTGGAAGGTCTGCTTTTGTGTTACTCCCGTCGGGAAAAAAGGTCAGATCAACATCTGGCTGTACCTCCTTTACATACTCCCTGAATGCTCTGGAGTCACGAGCTAAGAAATGGTTATCAACAAATTCTCTGATGGTTTTAGATTCAGCATTACCTTCAATTGAGGTAAGCATATATTTTAAGCGAGTTGATAATTCAGGTACATTGTTTTTATTTATTTTTTTAAAACCTTCTAATTCAGCATTAATTTTTTTCTCATCATTACTGGTTAGTAGTTTAAAAGTAATCTTAGTGCCTGTTGAAGGAAGAGTATATTCAAATTCATTTGTACCTTTGGTAAATAAAGATTCATCAATAGGTTTATTTTCAATAGTAGATAAGTCAACTGTTTGTTCTTCACCACCATAAGTGAATGTGTAGTCTTTACCATAGCCTAAAACACGGGCTGCTACTAATAAAGCATTTTTATCACCTACAACCATATCTTCATATTTTACATTTGGTGTAATAATAAGAGATTTAATTAATTCATCTAATACTGTTCCTTTCTGGATGTAGGATTGGTTAGTAAGAATATCTTCTTCTTTAGCGGTCATATACTTCATTTCAATTTTGCCGCTTGAAAGAGGGTTTGTTTCTGGGTAGACTAGGCCTTTAGAAGGTAAATCCACCATTTCTGTTGGGATACTTAATTTATTTTCCATAAATAATTTTGTTATAACATTTTGTTTGTTGTATATAAATATATAGAAAAAAAAGAAGCTCGCAAAAAATGCGAGCTCTTTTTATAATTATTAGGGTTGAATTTTAGTAATTCAATACCGCGTAATCAATTGCTAATGTCATTGTGATGTTTATAGCGGTATTTTCAGTATCCCAGTTATATTCACCGAAGTTAGCATCTTTAACGAACGCGCCTTTAAGTACCCATTCTGCTACCACGTCACCTACAGGACCTAGAGCGTTAATGGTCAAATCCTTCTTATAGAAGTCAGAGTAACCATCTCTACCTGTTACTGATTCGTGTGATAAGCGAACCCATTCCATAATCGTTTGAGCTCCTGATGGAGAGATTGGGTCGTGAAGTGTCATAGTTACATCACCCCAAACTGTTTTACCTTTTACTTTACGTAAAACGTTAATGTGGTTTAATACTACTTCACCCTGAGTTAAGTTAATTGCACTTACTCCTTTGATCATCCATGTTGGTATTCCATCAGCGTACAGGATAAATCGGTTAGCCTGTTTTGGTTCAAACGCCGTAAAAAACATTTCATTTGCACTTATAATTGCCATTGTATTTTAGTTTTTATTTGTTAATAAATATGTTATGGTTTAAACCTTACGCAAAAGTAGCACCAGTTGGAGTAAGTGTGAAGTTCAAGTAAATAAATTCAGCAGTCTTAGTTGGTTGTAAGTAAATCTGACCTACTAATTCGTTTCTGTCAATTACAGCAGCATTATTAATAGCATCATCCATTACAACTTTGAACGCATATACACCTTGTCTTTGTTGAACTGACTCGAGGTATGGGTTAACTTGAGCTAAGAATGAATTTCTTGTAGAAGCATTGTTTTGTTCAAATACTAATCCATTAGCAATTTGACCAATATATCTCTTAAGTGCAATCATCAAACGACGAACATTAACACGATCAAGAGCAGAAGCTTTAGTTTGTAAGGTTTTGTTACCATATACTACAACACCTTGACCAGGGAATGTAGCGATTGGATTAATTTTACCTTGATATAAATTATCGCGAGTTCCTTGTGATAATTTAGAAGCAGCTCTAATTACAGTGCTTAATCCGCCTCTGTTAATACCTGCTGGGGCAAACCATGGTTCAGTTACTTTATCAGTATAAGCATAAACACCTGGAATCATTACAGAAGCAGGTACAAAAGCATATTGTTTAGTAGCTGGATCAAGTGTTTGAACCCATGGGTAGTAAGCAGCACCATATGATGAATCAATACTAACTGCTGTGTTAATGACTTGGCTAGCTGAAGCTGCATATCCACCTAAATCCATTACATATACGCTATCACCTCTATCTTCAGTGTTTGAAAGAGCAACACTCATTGTAGCTGCATGGTCAGCATAGTTCAAACCAGGAGTTGTTAATACATTAAATTGATAATCGGTAGCACTAGATAACAAGCTAATTGAAGCTGTATAGTTATTGACATTTACGCCTTGGATATTGTTTGCTGTGATTTGATCATAGAATTTAGCACCTGCTACTAAAGCACCAGTACCACCATTAAATGATCCAGTAGCGTTAGCACCAGTAGTTACAGGAATAGAAGATGTGTAAGCAGCAACAGGAACACCACCTACTAAGTATTGTGGGGTTGGGCTAGTAACTGTACCTACTCTTATATATCTTGATTTGTTAGGATAAGTACCAGTGATTTGTAAAGAAGCTTCACCATCTAAAGTTATTTGAGTAAACTTATAATCACCAATTCTTCTTGATACATAGTTATCACTTAATGGATCCATTGATAATCCAGTGTATGTTTCTAAGATAGCTGGGTTTCTGTTATCATCATCACCTCTACGAATATATAAGTTAAATGTTCCAGAAGCTGTATTTGGTGATACAATTTGGAAGCGAATGCTATGAATTGAAGCTGAGCCTACTGTATTGAATGCATTGTTAGCATCAACTGTAGTTCCAGTGTTCATGTTAGCACCTTCAGAAATTGTAGCTAAAGTAAACGCTACTACTGAACCGCTACCTAAAATTGAAGCAGAAGCAGGAGCATAAGTACCTGATACTACGCGAGTTACTAATAATGACTCACCACCATTTTGGAAATAGTTGTAAGCAGTAATAGAAGTAAAATATGAAAATGATCCAGTACCAGCGACTACTTCAGTTTCACCAAAACGACTAACAAAGTCAGTGTATGAAGTAACAGTTACAGGAATACCAACAGGTCCTTTAACTGTTGGGCCTATGATAGCAGCACCAATTACTGGTGGCTGTTCTGCTATGAACGTGGTGTCTATCTCTCTTGATAAAACACCGGGGGATAATAAAATTTCTGCCATGGGTTATTGTTTAATTAAATTGTTTTTAATTGAGGTTTGTTAATAAATATCCTAAAAGGATTCAAAAAAATTAGGTACTTATGAATTCTCCTTTTTCTAGATTAATAGTGCCATCTCCATATTTTTCTTGTAATTGTTTTCCTAAAACTTCTTCTTTTTGTTTTAGTTTTTCGTAGTCAAGTTTTAGTTTTTGTTTGGTGGATTCTAATTCTTGAAATTGAATTTCAATAGTACCAAACTTATCAACTATAGAATATCGTTCTTGCTGTACTGCTTTTAATTGTGTAATTTCTTCTTGTGTTAAAACTTTTGTTTCCATTTTTTATTTTATTTTATTTTTATTAAGCTAATGAAGCTGATTTCCAAGCTCCACCTATATAGACATAAATGAAATAACTAGCTCCGTTTTTAACAGGTACCATTTCTCCTTCTTTACCTGTCCATCCTGGAGCAGCACTTTGAGTAGCTACTATAATAGAAGAACTATTTGTTACTTTAAATGCATCTTTACGAGTGCTATCATCTGTTCCACCTCCAACAATAAAGTAACTTGTACTATCATTATGAGCGTTGTATTGACCTACAGTAGTTTGATATGAACCTGAGGATATAGTGCCAAATCCTTCAGCGTGAGAATATTGTCCTAAAGCTAAAGTTAATCGTCCTTCAGCATGTGAAAAAGTGCCTGAAGCAGTTGTAAATCTTCCTTCAGCATGTGAACCATTACCAGAAGCTATATTATTATATCCTTCAGCGTGGGAGTATTGACCTGAAGCGGTTGTGTTTGAGCCCTGTGCAAGACTAAAAGTGCTAATATCAAAAGCAAATGAACTATCACCTTTAAATACACTAGCACTATTAAATTGGACAGAATTAACAGGAGAAGATGGAACACCTCCACTTCCAGTATTCACAGTTACATTAAATGTTGATCCATTTCCTTTAGTAAAAGTAATAATATTATTTGTAGCAGAGGCTGTTACTAATAATGATGATGTAGGAGTTGTAAAAGCAGAAGATCCTGTAATGAATAATGTTCCAGTAGAACTTTTTAGCATTAAAATTTTATCCGCGGCTCCAGCAGCGTCATTTATACTAGTGATTTTTATTTGATCTTGAGTACCCCAGCTAAAAAAAGAAGTACCATCAGGCCAATTTAATGTTCTGTTTTTCCAGTCAATAGAAGTTATATCACTTCCATCTAATAAATAACCATTACCAGCATTAATAGCTTTAGTTACTTGTATATCACCAGCGGCAATATTAGATACTGTTAAAGTATTACTAGTGGCGTTATATGTGAAAGCAGCTTCTGCTCCTAATATACCATTATTATTATATTGGATATAGGTGTTAGAACCAGCCGCAGGTGAATAAGAAGCAGTAACATTTGTTAAAGCTCTTCCATCTCCTTTAAAGTATGACGCTGTAATAGAAGTATTAGGGGCTTGAATTGTAGAGCCTGTTACAGATATTATTCCTGTACCATTTGATGATGATAATATTCGGGATAGTTCCAGTATATTGGTATCCATCTCAGTAGAGTTGAGTTTGGATCCTTTTCCTGCTCTTGTTGTTAATGCCATATTATAGTTTTAGTTATAAATATGTTATTAGGTTGGGAAATCAGGAGGTGTTTTGAGTGGGCGATAAAATATTTTTTCTGAGGTTTCATACCAATCACCGATGTTAGCAATCATATCTTTATCCTCTATCATAAAATCATGAGGGTATGGGTATGAATATGGGGTCACTCCATCCCATATAACTCCTCCTATAACATAATTATTTTTTATTACTAACCAATTAGCCATAAATTTAAGTTTTAATAATATTCTATAATAAATATACAACCCGCTGCTCCATTTCCTCCTCTACCAGCTACAGCACCTGTTGTGCTAGCACCTCCTCCACCTCCACCTGCTCCAAAACTACCACCATGCCCACCAACACCACCCACTATAGTTCCAGCAGTGTCGCCTGAGCCTCCGGCGTGGCCTCCAGTTCCTACTCCAAAAGAAGTAGTGAGGCTGCTTGAAAAACCAATTAATGATAATCCATCTATTAAATAATTTATTCCATTGCTTCCTCCTACTCCACTAGCTGCTCCTCCAGGGGATCCGGTTTGAATTAATTGTCCATATTTGTATGTTGCTGAGCCTGATCCTCCAGCTTGGGTAGCATTTGCGGCTGTTATGCCTCCTCCACCTCCTCCAGCGCCGCAAGATCTTAAACTATTAAAAGCAGCACTTGCTGAGTTGGCTGTTGTACCACCTGTCCCTCCGTTTTGTCCAAGAAGAGCAAAAGGAGATGTAGATATAACATATGGAGTACCAAGTGATGCTCCCCCAGCACCTCCGGGAGCTGCGGTTCCTGCTCCTCCTGCACCTCCACCAGGAGCAGATACTATTACAGTAGAACCAAATTGAAGTTGAGTAAAACCACCGTTACCTCCTACAGTACCATTACTAGCTACTCCAGCATTTGATCCTGAGTTTCCTCCGTTAGTTACAAGGGCTACAGAAGCAGAGTATACTCCTGCTGTTAAATCAGAAGCAACAAACCAAATAGAGGCAACATTTGCGCCTCCACCTCCACCACCACCACCACGAATACTACTGGCTGCTCCTTGTCTTCCACCACCACCACTTCCTCCTCCACCAACACAAATAATATGAGCATAAGCTAAACCACCAGGTTTAGTCCAAGCCGTATTAGAAGAAGCAGTAATTTGAACTATATTAATATAACCTTTTGATTCAGTTAATGGATATAGTTCTCCTATATCATTTTGCATGTATATTTGACCATCAGAAGCAGAAGCAAATACTGTTCCAAACCCTGATGAAGTAATAGATGATGATGCGTATATAAAATAAGGTTCGTTTAATAATTTCATAACTTTAAAAGTATTGCATTATAATACATAATCCGGCTGATCCACTTCCTCCGGCGCCTGAAAGATTGCCAGTGGTTGCTCCTGCTCCTCCTCCGCCTCCCGCACCATAATTACCTCCTTGTCCTCCTGCTCCTCCATTTATGGGTCCACTTCCACCACCATGTCCTCCTCCTCCTAAACCAAAAGTAGCAAGACCTGCACTTCCAGTAAGTTGTAGTAAAGATAATGTTAGGTTGTTTGTGCCATTACTTCCATTTGCTCCAGAACTAGCTGAGCCTGGTGTTCCTGGGTTAGAAATAAGAGTATTGAATTGGTAAGCACTTGATCCAGAGCCAGCTATATTATATGTTGGGTTAGGGACAGTTATGCCACCTCCTCCTCCTCCACTGCCTCCTGCAAAACCTTGAATAAGTGCTGATTGGAGAGCATCTCCTCCTGTACCGTTAGCAGCAGCTCCTCCACCTGTAGCTCCTGAAATTGAGCCCATTCCGTATGCTGGAGTGCTGTTGGCTGGGGCTCCTCCGGCT